TGAACCGACGATTCGGAGTTTAACTCTTGAGCAGAGCCGAGATCGAATCCATCGCGTCGGACAGTCTCACCCGTGCTCGTATGTGCATTTCATCACGAAAGGCACGATCGAGCGAGAGATCTATCGAGCGTTACAAGGATTCGCGGATTTCTCCGAAAAGCTGTTTACAGAGTATATCGCAGAGTATCAGAGATCATTCAGAAAGTGAGCTTTTATTTTTGCTCACAAGGTCACAAAATGTGATCTATCATCACGAAAGGAGAACAGATAAATGCCTGAATTATGGCAACTTCAGCAAATGCAGTCTCTCCCACTCTCAGCGAAAGTGCGAATGAGTGAGAATCGGATACGCGAATGGATAAACGAGTTCGGCTCTGACGGCGTTTGCGTGAGTTTCTCAGGCGGTAAAGATTCGACCGTGTTACTCCACATCGTTCGGAGTGTTGATCCGGATGTTCCGGCGTTATTCGTTGACACCGGTCTCGAATATCCTGAGATTCGTCAGCATGTTCGTCGACTTCAAAAAGAGTGGGGAAATATCGAAATCGTTCGACCCGAGATGCGATTCGATGAAGTTCTGAAAGACTACGGTTATCCGCTCCCGACGAAAACGATTGCAGACGTGGTCGAAGGGGCGAGGCGAAACCCGAACGGCTCTCGGGCAAGACGACTCCGTGGTGAGTATGGAGGTCGCAGAGATGGTCGACCGTCGAGATTCGATTGTCCTCAATGGGCATATTTACTCGACGCACCGTTCAAGATCTCGTCGAAGTGTTGCGACGTGATGAAGAAGAACCCTCTCAAGAAGTACCAGAAGGAGACCGGGAGAAAACCGTTCATCGGTACGATGGCTGGAGAATCTCAGAATCGTTATAAAACGTGGTTGAAAAACGGTTGTAACGCATTCGACTCACCGACACCAACATCCCGACCGCTTTCATTCTGGACAGAGAGCGATATTCTTCAGTATATCGTCGAGAACGATCTTCCATATGCGAGTGTATACGGCGAGATCGTGAAAGGCGAAACCGGATATTTCACGAGCGGATGTGATCGAACCGGCTGTATGTTCTGTCTGTTCGGCTGTCATCTCGAGAAAGCTCCGAATCGCTTTCAGAGGATGAAAGAGACTCACCCTCGTCAGTATGATTACTGTATGAGATCACGCGAGGAGAAAGGGCTCGGGCTTCGAGAGGTGCTCGAGTATATGGGGGTGGAGCACGAGTGAATATCTACATATACGACATCGAGGTTCTCTCTCACGACTGGATCGTGGTGTTCCGGCGAGTCGATAGCGATCATCACACGGTGATCCATAACGACAATTATCGTCTGAAGGAGTGGTTCCGAGAACACGCCGACGACGTTTTCGGCGGTTTCAATAACAAGCATTATGACGACTGGATCATTCAGTCGATGCTCAACGGAGCCGATAACGAGACCGTGAAAGCCCATAACGATTTCATCATCGCTCAGGGGCGAAACGGATGGGAGTTTCCGTTCATTCAGTTTCAGCGAAAGCTATTCAAGAGTTTCGACCTCCGCGACGATCTCCCGAAGGGTCTAAGCCTCAAGGCGATCGAGGGAAACATGTATCTCCCCATCGTCGAGAGTTCCGTCCCGTTCGATCTCGATCGTCCGGTGACACCCGAGGAGCTCGACGAGCTGATCTATTATTGCAAAAAGGACGTAGACGCGACCGTCGCTCTCTATGAACGCCGAAAGGAGTACATCAAGAGCAAGCTCACCGTCGCGAAGCTGAAAGGACTCGATCCGGCTGTCGCACTCGCTCAGACGAACGCGAAGCTCGCGGCGATGTATCTCGACGCCAAACCGACCGAACGCGTGGACGGTCGACGGTATGAGATCCCCGAGAATCTCGATCAGACGATGATCCCTCGCGAGGTGCTCAATTTCTTCAATCTGATCCGAGATGAGAGCATTCCCGACGAGGAGCTGTTCGAAAAGAACCTCGTCCACACGATCGCCGGATGTGAATGTGTTTTCGCCTGGGGCGGCGTTCACGGCGCGATCCCGAACCTGATCGTCGAGAGCGATCCCGAAGGAGCTCCCGATCGACGGATCATCGTGAACTATGACGTCGCGAGTCTGTATCCGAACTCGATGCTCAATTTCGGCTATGTCTCCCGAAGCTGCGAGAACCCGAATGCATTCCGAGATCTGGTCGAAACGCGACTCAAGGCTAAAAAAGCCAAGGATAAGGACACGGCGAATGCTCTGAAACTTGTGATTGAAGTATTGGTCTCAAGTATAAAACATCCTTTTAACCCGATCAGGGGTGTAGCCGGTTACGGCTGCTAACGGGGAACGCCACCAATAATAAGGCCGATCCCGTGCCAAGATTTCGGAGGTATTGACAAATGGCTGGAACTGTGAAAGACATCACCGGGAACAAATACGGTCGATTGACCGTGCTCGGTTTGGACAGCGTCCGCAATCGTTCGAGTTATTGGCTCTGTCTGTGTGAATGTGGAAATGAGAAGGTCGTGAGAAACGACTGTCTCAAAAGCGGAAACACTCGGAGCTGCGGATGCTTGAATCGAGAGCCTCGAGAGGTCATTCACGGTCTCGCTCGAACTCGACTTTATCGAATTTATCATGCGATGAAACAACGCTGTTATAACCCGAACGCGAATCACTATGATCGATACGGTGGGCGTGGAATCCGCATTTGTGATGAATGGTTGAATGATTTTCAAACGTTCGCAGAATGGGCGATTTCAAACGGCTATGCCGACGGCCTCACGATTGATCGAATCGACAATGACGGAAATTATGAGCCGTCAAATTGCCGGTGGGTGACTCAACGAGTGCAGACGCGAAACTCGTCTCGGAATACGAGCATTGAGTATAACGGAGAGCGTCGCATTCTGACCGATTGGTGTGAGCTGTACGGCGTGAATATAGCGACGGCAGCGCATCGATTGGCTCGAGGATGGAGTCTCGATCGAGTGTTCAAACCTACGAAATAAGGTGTAACGACTATCCCGCAAGGGAGTACGATGTCTATTGATACGGCATCGGAAACGGAGGACTCAGAAGATATAGTCTGGCCTGAGAGATGGTAAATCTCAGGGGTGGTAACGCAATACCACATATGGAGCGATGCTCAACGCCTATAATCCGCTTTACGACGAACGGGCCGGTCGATCGGTCTGCATCTCAAATCAGCTCTCGATGTGCGAGCTCGTGTGCAGACTCGAGCAGAAGGTTCCCTCGTTCGAGATCCTGAATTTCAACACCGACGGCGTCATGTTCCGAATCCTTGAGTCTGAAATGACGATCGCCGAGCCGATCCTCGAGGAGTGGCAGAAGCGCACCCGATTCGAGCTGGAGCGCGACGACGTGATCCGACTCGTTCAAAAGGACGTGAACAACTATCTCGCCGAAGAGGGCGGCGGAAAGATCAAAGCGTGTGGAGACTATGTCAAGCGGTGGGAAGGTGACAACGTCACCGACGAGAACGCCGTCAAAGCTCGTCTCATCAATAACGATCTCACGATCGTCCAGATGGCTCTCGTCGAGAGATTGCTCCACGACGTACCGGTCGAAAAGACGATCAACGAGTGTCAGAACATCCATTATTTCCAGCAGATCGCGAAGTTCGGCAGCTCCTACGCGTCAGCGTTCCACGAGGTGAACGGCGAGCGCGTACCGGTGCAAAAGGTCAATCGTGTGTATGCTGCGAAAGACGATCGGTTCGGAACCGTGAAGAAGGTTCGCCCGAATGGAAAGGTCGAGAAGATCGCCTCGCTCCCCGATCACTGCGTCATCGACAATGAGAACCGGCTGACGGTGGATCAGATCGACAAACAGTTTTACATTGATCTCGCGAACGAACGAGTCAATCAATATCTCGTCGGTAAGAAGTCGACGAAGAGGAAAAAGAAGGAGGAAAAACCTATGGCAGCAAGTGCAAGCAAAGCCCCGATGAACGTCTATCAGAAGCTCATCGCGGCTCGAAAGATGTTCCAGGAAGCGGACGTGAAAAAGTCCGGTATCAACAGATTCGCCGATTTCAAGTATTTTGAACTCGCCGACATCGTTCCGGCAAAGACTCACATTTTCGCCGAGCTCGGTCTCGTCGACTGTGTGACGTTCACGCCCACTGACGCGACGCTCTATCTGTTCAACGTGGATAATCCGGAGGAAGTGATCCCGTTCCAGTCTCCCATGAGGCCGCTGACGGTGATCTCTCAGACCGGTAAAAACAAGATGAACGAGCTTCAGGGCCTCGGAGCCGAGGAAACCTATCAGCGACGCTATCTTTACATGATGGCTCTGGACATCGTCGAGGCCGATTCTTTTGACGCTACGAGCGGACAAAACGAGACCTCGAAGTCTCAGAACGTGAGCAAGGGCTCTCAGGAGACCGCAGGAGCGGCAAAAATCGAAAGCCTGAATAAACCCTCGTCCACGAGACCGGCGTCTCAGAGCGAGCGCGAGGACGTGAAGAAGAATCTCACGAACACCGACGGAGCTGCTGACACTGCTCAGGTGAACGCGATTATCCGCGCATTGAAGAAGCTCCGCGAAAAGGATGCTGACCGATATGAATCCTATATCGGCGAGTGTCAGGCAAAGATCCCGACCAAGAAGAACCCGGGGAGAACGATCTCGAAGAAAGACGCGGACGATATGCTGATCGCTATCGGCGAAAAGATTGAGGAGGATTAAATCATGACTATTTGGGGCTGTCTCGGTTTCATGTTTCTCGGCGGTGTTATCGTGTTCTTGTTTGATTATCGCGCATGGCGAATGTATCTGCAAGGGAGAAAAGACCCATGTCAGCGTAAATGAGCCGAAAGACCCATTTATTTATCCTCTAGGTCACGTTTCGTGACTATCAACGAAAGGAGGTCACATTGTGAAATTCAATCAGGAACTCAGGAGGATCGAGATCGATCCTCCGAAACGCAGCAAGAAGGTGACTGGCACACGACTCGCCGCGATCCTGGGCTATAACAAATGGGCGACGCCGTTCGAGGCGTGGTGCGCGATCACTCGCACCTATGAAAAACCCTTCGAGGGTACGATCTACACCGAAGCCGGTGAGGTCATTGAGCCGAAGATCACCGAGTATCTGAATCGTCGATATTTCATGGATCTGAAAACTCCCGAGGATGTATACGGTCAGGACTTTTTTAAAAAGACCTGGGGCGACTTCTACGGTCACATCAAAATTTTTGGCGGCATGTGGGACGCACTCGGCGAGGATTTCGTCGTCGAGATCAAGACCACGAAACGCGCTGAAGATTGGGAGAAGGAGCCTCCGCTGAACTACATGCTCCAGGGTGCTCTCTATGCGTGGTTGCTCGGTTTCGACGATGTCCTCATGGTGTGCGCGTTCCTCGAGGATGAGGATTATCAGCATCCCGAGAATTTCGTTCCGAGCATCGAGAACACGATTCTCCACCGATTCAAGATCTCCGAGAGGTTCCCGAACTTCGAGGACGAGGTCATTCTCCCGGCGACGCTCTGGTGGACGGAGCACGTCGAGAAGGGTATCTCTCCCGAATGGGATGAGAAGAAAGACGCGGAGATCCTGAAAGCTCTCCGAACGAATGTCGTCGAGGACACGTCCGGCGACGATCGACCGCTCGCCGATCTGGTGGCTGAGTATGAACTCATAAACGAGGACATCGATCGTCTCCGCAAGCGGTACGGCATCGACAGCCTCGAGCAGTTGGCGAAAGAGCTGAACGATCAGATCAAGGCTCGACTCGTGGCTCAGTTCCGCGAGACTGATGAGTCCGTGAAGTTCTCCTCGGCTGCTCAGACGTACACCGTCACGAGGTCTGAAAAGGCGAATTTCGACTCTAAAGCTCTCAAGGCTAATGATCCGAAAATCTACGCTAAGTACGTCAGCACGTCCACGGTCTACACGCTCAAGGCGAGCGCGATCAAGGAGCGAGGGCGATGAAGTGTCCGTGTTGCGGTTGCGAACGGTCAATAGTGGCTGAGACTCGACCGCTCCCCGACGGCAGGATCTCGCGTCGTCGAGAGTGTCCGGAATGTCTCACCCGATGGAGAACATATGAAACATTCGATCATGTGATCCCTCCGAGGTGTCTCAGTTTGAAAAATGAAAGGAGTCAAAAATCATGAAGTTTGAAAAGCATCTCAAAAACGCCGGTATTTATGGCGTGATTTTCGCCGCCTCCAATGGCGACAAGTATCTCCGAACCGGCAATAACGGCAACGTCCTCGCCCGTATTCCCGGCGGTTTCACTCCGATCAGCGGAGCTGAGGTCGTCCCGATGGAAGGATGGATCGACAATCTGCTCATTAAGAGCGCAGAGGATCTCTCCGAGGCCGGTCTGTTCGCGGCCCGTCTCGCGAAGGATGGTCGTGCAAAGGACATCAAGCGCGTGTTCCACGACGTACCCTTCGAGGGTGCATTCGGTGAGCGCGAATGTGCAATCGATAACGCTGCATTCGGTCTGATTGAACGCGCCGATCTCGTGAAGATCTTCGATCCGATGTTCGATCTCGAAATTGATGAGGACGATCTCGAGCCTATCGACGAAGAACCGGCGAAACCCGAAGAGTGCGAGCACATCTTTCCTGCTCTGATCATTCTCGACCGAGACGAGACGGTCGTCGGTATCATTCTCGACTGTGGGTGCGACGAGTGACGGCTCTCGTGGTCGTGATCCTGGGGATCGCACTCATCGTGTCCCTGATTACGACCCACAATTCCGAATATGAACAAATTCAGCGAGACGCTGAAAACGAAAAATAATCATCTGGAGGTCAAAACAATGGCAAGAATCACTCTGAGCAAAAACACTGGTTTCACCCTCATCCCTGAAGGTTTCCACGTTTTCAAGGTCGTCGACGTGGACATGAGCAAATATGACGGTTTCGGCAAGATCGAAATCAAGATGGAGACCGCGAACGGTCTGAAGCACTCCGAGCGTTTCGCTCTGCTCGATGCGAAGGGCGAAGTCAATGAAAAGGCTCTGAACGCGTTCTCCTATTTCGCTCGCACTGTGCTCAATAATTACAGCGCAGACGACATCGATCCGACCGATCTGATCAATCATTTCATCCGCGCAGAGGTCAAGCATGTCGAGAGTACTACCATCAACGAGCGCACCGGCAAACCGTACATCAACATCAATCTCGGCGACAAGGAACCGGCTCTCGGTTTCGACGGCGAATCCGATGACTCCGACGAACTGGAGGAACTGTGATTCATGAGCGCGACCTTCAGTCGAAGTGCATCGCATGGCTGAATGGGCGCGACATCTATCTCATTAACACCCACGGCGACGGATGGGGCGGCAAAGGAACGCCGGATCTGACGATGTGTGTGAACGGTCGTTTCGTCTGTGCAGAGCTCAAGGTCGGCGAGAACGCCATGAGTAGCGCACAGAAGCTCCACAAGCTGTGGATTGAGCGCAACGGGGGGATTTTCTTCTCCCCGTACACGCTCGAAGAATTTATCGAAAAAATGGAGGGGATCATCGGAAATGAATAGAGAATATGTGATCCTCAACGAAAACAAGGAGCCCGTCCATAAATTCAAAAATGGCGGTAAGCCCTGGGAGGAAGTCAAAAACGAGCCGAACCTCGCGCTGATCGTGCCGGAGGGATTCGTCATTCTGGATTTTGACACCGAGTCAGATGCAAAAATCATCAAGGACATCGTCGAGGGTATGAACCTCCCCGTCCGAATGATGCAGACGACTCGAGGGGTTCATGTATGGTTCAAGGCTCCGGAAGGTGAAACCATCAAAAACGGCATCAAACAACGTCTCGCGATCGGTGTATATTCCGACCGAAAAGCTGGAGGCCGAAACGCATACGTCAAGATCCGTGATAACGGCAAGAATCGACCGTGGATCAAGTCCACGAAGTTCGACGAGCTCATGGTTCTCCCTCGATGGCTGCGACCGATTCAGGGCATCCGAGAGGGCGGTTTCGACTTCAAGGCTCTCGGCGAGGGTGACGGACGAAATCAGAAGCTCTTCAATTACATCGTGTATCTCCAGAGCAAAGGTTTCACCCGTGATGAGATCCGGACGACGATTCGAGTTATCAATGACTATGTGTTCGCGAGTCCGCTCGATGATGAGGAGATGGACAAGATCCTCCGCGACGAGTCCTTCAAGCCTGAAGAAGAGATCGCGAAAGAACAGGCCGAACGGCGTCAGAGTCGGGAGTTCCGACACAATGATTTCGGCGACGAGCTGATCGGACTCTATCACATCATCACTTATAACGGGATGCTCTACATCTACGAGGACGGTTATTATCAGGCCGACGAACGCATCATCGAGAACAAGATGATCGAGATGTTCCCGGGTATTAAGCAGCGGCAACGCGCCGAGGTGCTCGCATACATACGCATCAAGACTCACGTTCCGGCCGGAGATCTCCGCTTCGATCCGTGGAGGGTCAATCTCAAGTCTGGACGACTCGATCTCCGGACGGGTGCTCTCAGCGAGCATACTCCCGAAGCTATCGAGTTCGACCGCATCCCGATCGACTTCGATCCCGAGGCATATTGTCCGGCTCTCGACGGAATGCTGAACAAAGTATTCTGCTATGACGAGGACGTTCGAAAGCTGTTCGAAGAGATGGTCGGCTATACGATGATGAGACACGCGAATTATCAAAAGGCGTTTATGTTCTACGGCAGCGGCTCGAATGGCAAATCTACGATCCTCGATCTGATCAAGGCGTTTCTCGGTAAACACAATTATGTCTCGATTGACATCCGTGAGCTCACGCGCAATAAATTCGACATGGCTGAACTTGAGAACAAGCTCGCGAACATCGGCGACGACATCAACGACACGGCGATCGACGGAACCGGCATTCTGAAAAAGCTGTTCTCAGGAAACTCGATGCAAGTACAGCGCAAGGGCGAAAGGCCATTCCAGCTCGAACCCTATGCGACCCATATTTATTCGTGTAACGACATCCCGAGATCCTCGACGGATAAGACATTCGGCTTTTATCGCCGATGGTCGTTTATTCCGCTCAAGGCGAAATTCTCCGTCACTGATGCTGATTATGATCCGCTCATCAAGGACAAGATCGTCACGCCCGAGGCTCTGTCGTATCTGCTGAATCTCGCGATCGCAGGAGCTCAACGCCTGATCAGAAACAACGGATTCACCGAACCGAAGGTCGTCACCGACACTCTCGAAGCGTACAAGGTGGACAACTCCTCGACGCTCTCGTGGGTTGACGAATCCGAGATCACTCTCGATCAGATCCTCGAAACGTCGTCGACTGAGCTGTATAGTAATTTCTCCGATTGGTGCAAGCTCTCCGGCGTGAAGTCGACTCCGTCTCGGAAAACCTTCTGTCGAGAGCTGCGCGATCGATTCGACCTCGATGGGACTATGCGGCAAGGCAAAAACGGCAAACGCTTTTTCCGCGTGAGTCTGGACTGATCGGAGGTGTTTCCCATGAACAACGATATCGGAACAATCGTCGCGATATTCGTCTGGATATTCGCCGCGCTGCTGATACTGGCAATACACGGCGACGATTTTTAAAAGGAGGAATACGTTTGAAAATTATTCAGCCCTCTTTCACCTGGCACGGTGAAGCTCCGAACGGTGTCGCAATGCTGAGAAGCATCGCCGCCGCCGGTCGAGTGTGTTATCAGTCCGAAGCGAACGGCAAGAGCGACGCCGATTTCGTGCGAGCGATTATCCGCCGAGGACACGAGTCCGTCATTGAGCACGAAAAACTCAGTGTCCAGATCATCTGTGATCGTGGTATCACTCATGAAGTCGTTCGTCACCGACTCGCGAGCTATTCGCAGGAGTCCACTCGTTATTGCAATTACAGTAACGACAAATTCGGAGCCGAGATCACATACATCGACATCTCCCGAGGTGTCGAGCTGTGTCCGGTGACTTCGAAGCTCAAACCCGAAGTGATTGCCGAGATCCTCAATGAGTGGATGCTCGCATGTCTCGACGCTGAAAAGCATTATCTCCGCATGATCGAGCTCGGAGCATCTCCTCAGATCGCTCGCTCGGTGCTGAACAACTCCACGAAAACGGCGATCGTCGTGACGATGAATCTCCGAGAGTGGCGACATTTCTTTAAGCTCCGCGAAGCCCCGGCAGCTCATCCGCAGATGAGAGAGATCGCGATTCCGCTCCTGGATATGTTCCGCGATGCTGTGCCGGTGATCTTCGATGATATTGGAAGCGAGGTCGATGTGTGATGCAGATGAATGAATATCAGGTTCTCGCTCAGAGGACGAGTCCGAACGGACACGATCGTCTCCTGAACGGCTGTCTCGGTCTCGCCGGTGAATCCGGCGAGGTCTGCGACATCGTGAAAAAGTGGCTCAGTCAGGGTCATGAACTCGACAAAGAGAAGATCCGTGACGAGCTCGGCGACGTGCTCTGGTACATCGCCGAAACTGCGACCGGCCTCGGGCTCACGCTCGAGCAGATCGCGAAACGCAACATCGAAAAGCTCCGCGACCGTTACCCGAACGGGTTCGATCCTCAGAGGAGCATCCATCGACCTGAATATGAGGTGAATGAGAAATGAAATCTGTTAAAGTGACCATCCTCACGGTCGCATATTTAGCGGTATTGATCATGATCGGCATTGTGTTCGGGATAAAAGCGGTCGTGTTGACAATCCTCGCGTGTTGTTGCACTGCATTAGCTGTGTGTCTGATTATCAAAGAAGAGCCCGAAGAAGTTGAGCCGGAACACACGTCGTGCGAAGGTTGCAAGCACAATCTCGGCGGCGGTCATTGTCGAATCAATGTCGAAGACGAATGCTGCGAGGGCGGTGGGTTCGAGCTCTATGAACCCGACGACAGAGGTGATGACGAATGTTGATTCGCATCGCTGGAATCGTCCAGGAGTCTATCGTTGACGGCCCGGGGTTCCGTCTGGCGGTCTTTACTCAAGGGTGTCCTCATGGGTGTCGCGGCTGTCACAATCCCGAGACGCACTCGTTCACCGGCGGAACGCTCGTCGACACTGAGACGATCGTCGCGATGATGGAGAACCCACTCCTCAACGGTCTCACGCTCACCGGCGGCGATCCATTCTGTCAGCCGGAACCGTGCGCGATACTCGCGCAAGCTGCTCACGCTCGAACTCTGAACGTGTGGGCGTACACCGGATGGACGTTTGAAAGACTCTCGAATCTCGGAGAGTCGGCGAAGATGCTGCTCAAGGAGATTGACGTCCTCGTCGATGGCCCGTATCTGGATTTCATGCGTACACTCGGAACTCCGTTCAGAGGATCTCGAAATCAGAGACTCATCGACGTGCAGCGCACTCTCGCAGAGAAACAGATTATCGAATGGAGGGTCGACACATGATCGGAAAAATCGCGTGTCCGTTCTGTCAGTTCTACGGCGAGCCCGAGGCGAAGAAGATCTCGAAGAAAAAGCCCGTGTTCGAGCTGACGTGCTCTCGTTGCGGAAACATCATTCGCGAGAATCAATACATCGCGAAGCCTAAGACCGAAAAGAGGTGCAATTATGAAGCCTAGTAATTTTATACAGTCGCCCGGTCAATCTTCGAACGTCGATCATCCGCATCACTACAATGTCGGAAAGATCGAAGTCATCGAGGCGATCGAAGCGTGGGAATTGAATTTCAGTCTCGGCAATGCTGTCAAGTACATCGCTCGAGCTGACCACAAGGGCAAGCCGATCGAGGATCTCGAGAAGGCTCTGTGGTATATCAAACGTGAAATCGAAAGGAGGAAAAAAGATGCACACGCCTGAAGAACGTGCGACTCTCTTATGTCAATTCTTGAACAAAATTAATCGAGGTGTCGCTGATCACGATGAATATTATCGGCTCACCGGATTAGGTTTTCTGACAGCTCCGGCGTCCACTCGTTATCACGGGAATTACGAGGGCGGTCTCTTCGATCATTCCTATGAGGTAGCGAGAGCTCTCGTATGGTTGACCGAGAAACTCAATCTCGAATGGAGTCGAGTCGAATCACCCTGGATTGTGGGCATGTGCCACGACCTGTGTAAAATGGATGCGTATAAACGTAACGGCCCCGATCCGATGGACTACGGTTACGCCGACACCATTCTGAAAGGCCACGGCGAGAAATCGGTTATGATCGCCTCGACACTACTCCAGCTCACCGAGGAGGAAGTCTATTGCATCCGCTTCCACATGGGCGCGTTTAATCATGAGGAAATGAATGAGTATAGCCGAGCGGTCGAAAAGTTCCCGAATGTGCTGTGGACTCATACGGCCGACATGATCGCATCAAAACTCATAGGAGTTTGAAAGGGTGAGAAAAAATGAGTAACGCCGAGCAAATTCTGATAGATTATCATCGCGCTCGCGGCGACAGTCGAGTGATGCTCCGCTCCGAGGTGGTCACTCGTGAAGGTTCGCTCTATTTGATGCGATTCTACAATCCGAAAGGATCGTGTTATTCGTCTCTCGACAAGATCGACGAGACTGGTGCTGTTTCTGAAATAGCGAGGTGTCATCGACTCGATGAAAGAAAAACAATCGACTCTATGATAAGGAGGAAATCATATGAAACTGATGGTGAATGAAATGCCCAAGAATGCGCAGGAGTGCATGTTTTCCGCAAACGGTACGGGTAAATATCGCTGTCGTCACGACGCGAAGCTCTGCCCGATCAATCGCGGCGGCGAGTGTCCTCACCTGATGGCGATCGCTGCTCCTGCTCAAATTAAGCTCGAGGAAGAGATGCTGTTTAAGGCTGTCGCCGAATCCGCTGAACCGGTGGAGCCGAAGAAGCGCACGACCAAGAAGTCCACGGCTAAGAAAGCCGAGTGATGGGGTGAAAGCTCATGTATATGAACGCGTATGAACTTCGAGGTCGGCGACTTCTGATTGAATTTCGCTGCGGACGCTGCGGTAAAACACACGTCGAACCCTATTCGGTGCAAGCGGAGTCCGCGGATGGGAATTTGCAGTGTTTCCATCCTCCCGAGGGGTGGCTCAACGATGGGTTATATACTCCCATACTCTGCGAATCTTGTCATCGTGAATTCAAAGCATTCATGTCAAATGAGCGACTCGAAAAGGAGGTGAGCCCCGATGAATGAACGTCAATATCCGATCCACCTGAGAAGGATCGGCGAGCCCGAGATCGCGGATTATCTCGAGGGTCTGATGATCGAGATTGACACTCACGAGAAGATGTTTCTCGAGCTGTGTCAGTTGAGACGCGAGAAGGATGCTCTCAGGGAGATTGTTCGGGGACGATGTGACTCGATCACCGATCTCTCCGTTTCGAAAGACTCCGTCCGAGTCGCTCTGAAGTTCCTGGAGTCCTACATTAACACATGTTCGGACGATGCCGTTATGGTCGATCATAATCCGGATGAAGGGTTTAAATTCTATCTGAGAAGCGATCGGGAGGGTGAAAGCTGATGGATTGTAAGTTATCCCCACTCAGGGAAATCGCTGATCCGTTTAACCTCGGCTATCGTGCCGGTATGGAGGCTGCTACCCAGAAGTGGATCAGTGTAGACGCAGAGCAAAAGCCCCGACACGGGAGAGAGTATCTCTGTGTATGTTCGTTACCCGATGATCCGATGCATGAATGGGATTGGCTGATGGTGTTGCGTTGGTACGCTGACGGAGGGAATGGCTATGTCGATCGACCTCATTTCACCGATGAGGGTGTCAACGGTATGACTGTTACTCATTGGATGGCGTTGCCGGAATTGCCGAGAATCGCTCCCGAATAACAACACCATCGACAACACCATCGACAACACCATTAACACCATTTTCGGAAAAATGACGGTCTCGGGCCGGTCTGAGTGAAAAATAAATTTTTCTGATTTTCGTCCTCGGGGCCGTCTAACATCATATGGTGTTGTTAAAACACGATGGTGTTAAAAATGGTGTTTATGCAAGGTGCATAAAAAGTCGGGTCGTGAACCCTATCAAATCAAGGTTTCTTTGTTCAAGGTATCTATATTTTATATATAATATAACACCATAACATCATTTTTAGAAAAATATAAGAAGATATATAAATATATTATATATAAAAGAAAAAGAGATATAAGAAAAAGAAAGTATATAAGAAATCGCAAAAAATGGTGTTATGGTGTTAATGGTGTTATTTCGGAGGTGAGAGTGTGAATTATGTGCCGTGTCGCTTCTGTGCTGACAGATCATTGCACTGTCACTCGAGATGCGAAAAGTATATCAAGTATAAGGCTGAGCGCGAGAAGGAGCGAGCCGAGAGACTGAACAATGTCGATGTGAACTCGTATGTAATCGGTGGAATCAAAGACCGTGAAAAGAAACGGAGGCAGTGAGATGACGGATCAGGAGCGAAACGCTAAAATAAAATATCTTGAATCCTATAAATGGCTGAACGCCGAGATCGAGGATGATGAAGAGCGTCTCGCTCGTTTGGATGCTCGACTATATGACGCACCGATCAAGAAGATCTCCGACATGCCCCGAGGTGGTCAGCCGGTGACGATAGACACTCTGGTCAATCAGAAGATGGAGCTCCAGAAACAGATCAACGAAAAGTGTGCTCAACGAAAGGAGATCATCGATCGGATCGAGAGTCTGCGAGATCATCGCGACCGGCGAATCCTGAAGCTCGAGTTCATAGATGATCTGACTCATGAGCAAGTCGCAGAGCGGATAAACTATTCGGTCGCTCAGACGCGCCGTTATTATGAGGCCGCTCTCGAACGTTTCGAATTATGAGCATAAATGATCATAGATGTTCTTGAATGCTCATCTCCTATCGGCTATTATGATAGTGTCCCACGGGTAGGGCGAGCGGCATGTGTCGCTCGTGTGGGATCACCTCCTTTCGTTGAGGGCTCGTGTTTGCCAGCGCGCGAGCCCGTTTTAATTGGAGGGATATAAATGCTGTTGAAACTCTGCAACAAATGCGGCAAGCCTTGCGCATATCCTGCGGCGTACTGCCCGACATGTCTGCCGATGGTCACGGCTGCGCGTGAAGCTCGAGAAGCTGAAGTAAAAGCCCGAGCAGATAGGGCGTATAATTCTCGGCGTGATCCGAAGTATGTGCGCTTCTACAAGTCGAAGCCCTGGCGGATGCTGTCGGCTCGATACATGCAGGATCATTCGTGGACATGCGAAGGGTGTGGAGGTCTCGCCGTTGAGGTTCATCACATGCAAGCAATACAAACACCCGAAGGATGGGAACGCCGATTCGACGTAACGAATTTGAAAGCTGTATGTGTGGACTGTCACAACAAAGAACACAAAAGATTTCAATCAAAAGCGAAACGCTCTCAGAAGCCGTAAAAGGCGATTTGAGGCGTTTTTCTTTTTAGGCGATGATTTACTCACGGAATCACAAAACGTGACTCTGTGTGTCAATTTGAAACCCTGACGAGGGGTATCGAAAAAAGTTTTAAATATTTTGCTGGGGAACGGTGCAGGGGGAGGTATTTTGAGCAAAAACTCCCTTTTTACCCGGAACCTAAAACGAACAGATGTTCGAAACGACGAAAGGGAGTGGCTTTTTATGGCTGGACGAAATAAAGAGCCCGTGAATCTCATCCTCATGAAAGGGAAGAAACATCTCACTAAGGATGAGATCGAGCGAAGGCGAAAAGAGGAGCTCGACGTTCCGAGCGATGCGATCGAGGCTCCGCCGTATCTGACGAAAGCTCAGAAGAAAACGTTCGACGAAATCGCGAAGATCCTCAAGGATCTCAAGATTATGACGAACCTCGACTGTGACGCTCTGGCGAGTTACATCGTGGCCCGTGATGGTTGGGTGAATGCTGGGAAACAACTTCGAAAGAAGGAAGTCAAAGCGAATCCGAAACTGATGAATCAGTGGTCGCTCATTGAAACCCGGTATCGGAAGGATATGCGAACGGCGGCGACTGATCTCGGACTGACGATCACCTCCCGAGGAAAGATCGTCGCACCGATCACCGAGACTCCGGCTCCGCCTGAGAATAAGTTCGCGAAATTTGCTGGCGGTGGTTCCTGATGGATAGAGTCACAGAATATGCGGCTCGAGTCGTCGCGGATCCGATCGCGATGAACGCCGGAAACCTCCACGTCCTCGCGTGTAAACGACACTTGCGAGACATCGAGCGTCAGGAGACCGAGGCGTTTCCGTACCGATGGGACGTGGACGCGAGCAATCGTGTGCTCGAATATGCTGAAACGCTGACCGTGCTCGAAGGTGCGAAACCTCGACCGGTGCATCTGCTCGACTGTCAGGCGTTCGACGTCGGCTCGACGTTCGGATGGAAGAAGCTCGACGGGAACCGACGATTCCGCCGCCGATATAAATCGGTCGCACGTCAGAACGGCAAGACCTTCGAGAACGGTATCATCGGATCGTATATCGCGAATTTCTCCGGTTATAAATACGGCAAACTCTTCACGGTTGCTACGAAGCAAGCCCAGGCGAAACTCGCGTGGGATGAGATCGCGAAGTTCATTCGAGCCGATAAGGATCTCGGACAGCTCTTCAGGATTCAGGACTATAAGCTCCTGATCACTGCTCTCAATACTCTATGCACAATCGAGGCTCTCTCGAAAGAGCGCAGTCTCGACGACGGCTTTCGATCGATATTCGCGAGCGTGGACGAAATCCACCAACACCCGGACAATTCGATCTATAAAGCTATATACAACGGTCAACGCTCGCTCGTCGAAGCATTGGTCTCAATGATTACAACTCGCGGTAAAAAGCTCAATTCTTTCTGTAAGGAAATGGACGATTACTGCATCAACATCCTCTCCGGTGTCGTCACCGCTGAGGATTTTTTCATCGACATCTATTGTCTCGACGCACATGACGACATCTGGAATCCGAAAAATCAGATCAAAGCGAATCCGTTCCTCTGCTCCACCGAGCACGGTCGCGAGACTCTCGCCCGAGATGCTCAGACTGCAAAGGACATGGGTGGCGCGGATCTGCGAGATTTCATCACGAAGAGTCTGAACATGTGGGTCACGTCGTCGGACGATGCGTTCGTCGATGCTGAGAAGTTCGCTCGCTGCGGCTCCGACCGTGGGCTCGAATGTTTCCGAGGCCGAGAATGTTATGTCGGCCTTGACTTGAGTTCCGGCGGAGACCTGACGACGATCGCTCTCGAGTTTATCAAGGATGACGGGACTCCGTATTTCTGGAGTCATTCGTTCATGCCGAGAGGCCGACTCGATGAGCACATCGCGAGCGATCTCGAGCCCTATGACGTGTGGGAGTCCGAGGGGCTCATCACCGTCACCGGTGGAGCGATGGATTTCAAAAACGATTATAAGTTCATCATCAAGACTCTGAAAGATCTGATCGCGAAATATGAGATCAAGATCCTCGGGATCGCATACGACCCACACAACGCGGACGGCGTTCTCTCCGATCTGGAGGAGTTCGGCAAACCGCTCATGATGATAACTCAGTCGGCTCGATGCCTCAACGATGCGACGGTGGACATCCGTCTCCTAGTGAAGTCCGAGAAAATCGAGTACGACCGGAAAAATGAGCTCATGGCGAAATCATTCCTGAATGCTGCTGTCACTCGAAACAGTTTCGACGAAGAAAAGGTCGACAAGAAACCTGGAGCTCGAACGGCGAGGATCGACCCAGTCGACGCTTGCGTCGATGCTCACACGATGTATCTCAAGACTCGCGAGACTGTCAAGGTCGATGTCGAAAGCGAGCTCGCGAAGTATCTGCAAATGATGAACTGGAAGAAATGACGAGGTGATGTTATGGGCGTTTTGAAAAAGGTTCGCGGATGGTTCTCGCGAAAGAACGCCGATTTTAGGGAAACCGAAGTCGATCGGCTGCTGACGTTTCTCGGTGTTGACAAGTCGAAACCGAAAGCGATCAACGAGGCGACGTACTTCGCATGTCTCCGACTACTGAGTGAATCGGTCGGTAAATTGCCGCTGAAACTGATGCAGTACACCGACAAGCGCGGCGTTCAGACTGTGCGGCGAGATCCGCGATATAGGATCCTCGGCAGTCGCCCGAATCCGTATCAGACCGCGACCACGTTCTGGAGCACGGTTGAATATAACCGATCCCATTACGGAAACGCGTATGTCCTCATTCGCGGAGCCGGTGCAAACATGACCCTGTGGATTCTCCCGTCCGATCAGGTGACGATCCTGAACGACGACAAGGATCTGTTTAATCAGGGTGCAGGGCGCATTTATTATGTATACTCCGGAGCCCAGGGCGTTTACACGTTCCACGATGAGGAGATTCTCCACTTCAAGACCTCGAGCACGTTCGACGGTATCTCCGGCGTTTCGGTGCGTGATCGTCTGAAAGCCACCATCGACGGCAATGTGGACGCTCAGAAGATGCTTAACAAGATGTATCGTAACGGCTACACCGGAAAGGCTGTTCTCCAGTACACCGGTGATCTGAGCGATGATCTTGTCAAGACGTACATCAAGGGCATCGAAGCATATGCGAAGGGAGCTCCGCTCGACGCTGACGGCGATGAGATCTCGACGATCATTCCGATCCCGGTCGGATCTCAGCTCACTCCGTTGAACGTCAAGCTCACCGACGGTCAGTTCCTTGAGATCAAGAAATATTCCGCTCTCCAGATCGCGGCGGCATTCGGCATCAAACCGAATCAGATCAACGATTATGAAAAATCGTCCTACGCATCCGGCGAGCATCAGCAGCTCGTTTTTTATGTCGAGACGATGCTGTATATCCTCAAGCATTACGAGGAGGAGATCGATTACAAGATCCTCTCCGCTGAGGAGATCGACGGCGGTCTGTTCTTCAAGTTCAATGTTGACGTGGTTCTCCGCGCCGACTTCAAGACCAAAGTTGAAACGCTCAAGAGTGCAGTCAACGGCACTCTCATGAGTGTGAACGAGGCCCGAGAACGACTCGACCTCGGGACTGTGGAGCACGGTGACTTGCTGATCTGTCAAGGTGCAAACATCTTTTTGAATCAGCTCGGCACTCAATATAATGCTCAATCACCGGCGGAACAAACGGAGCCGGAGGAAGGAGAAAGCGAAAATGAAAGATGATTTCATGGAAAACATGCCCGACGGCATGGTGTTCAAGGCAGCGGAAGTCGAAGCGTCCGCCGTCACTGAGGACGATCTCCGAAAGATCAACAAACTGACGCTCGCTCCGCTGACGGCTGACGACGTGTTTGTTTTCAAGGCGGTACTCGGTGACAACGAGACCGACGACCGCAACTTCGAACCCTTCAGTCTCAATGCTCTGAAGGATCTCAAAAAGCTGTACATCGGCAAGACGGTTATCAAGGATCACATGAGACGCGCCGACAATCAGGTCGCTCGAATCTACGACACCGAACTGATCTCCGAAGCCAAGACCACCGCCGCCGGAGAAGCCTATGCGCAGCTCGTCGCAAAGTGCTACATGGTCAAGACCTCTCGAAACGCCGATCTCATCAAAGAGATCCAGGGCGGCATCAAGAAGGAAGTCTCGACCGGCATGTCGCCGAAACGTGCGATCTGCAACATCTGCGGCACGGACAACACGAAAACGTATTGTCCCCATTATCCCGGTCGTGAGTATGATCACGCCGAAGGGAAAAAGACGTGTCTCATCACTCTCGACGGTGCAAAGGACGCTTTCGAGCTGAGTCTCGTCGCGGTTCCTGCACAGCGTCGCGCCGGTGTCTCTAAGCACTACGGCGGCGAGTCCATCAAGGACGCAGTCGCACCCGATGCGGCTGAAGCACCCGAAAAGGTGGATATTCCCGAGAAGGAAACCACCGTCGAACCCATTGACAACACGAAAGACGCAGAGCTCCGACTGAGAGCGACTGAGTCTTTTTTGTTTGCACACACCAACAAATCCGAGGAGGAATAAAGATTATGAACAAGCGTATGCGTGAACTGCTTACAAAGGTTGAGCAGAAGCAGAAGGAAGCTCGCTCCTACATGGACGGCGAGAACAAGGACATCACCAAGGCGACCGCCATTCTCGACGAATGTGATTCTCTGAAGGCTGAATACGAAGCCGAAAAGCGTCTGTTCGAAGCAGAAAAGGCAGAAGTCGAACCCGAGGCCGAAAAGAAGGTCGAAGAAAAGAAGCAGACCGACTCCGTCAAGGCATTCGCCGACGCAGCTCGTAACGGCTTCCAGAAGGACATGAGCGAAGGTTCCCAGGCTGACGGCGGTTACACCGTCCCCGAGGACATCGTCACTCAGATCGAAAAGTATCGCGACGCAAAGGGCTCTCTCCGTGACCACGTCCGCGTCGTTTCCGTTCAGACTAAGTCCGGTGCTCGCACCTTCAAGAAGCGCGGCTCCGTTACCGGTTTCGCCAAGGTTCTCGAGAACGGCAAGTTCGCAAAGAAGGCCACTCCTCAGTTTGAGCGTCTGGCCTATAACATCGACAAGTTCGGCGGCTATTTCGTAATGTCTGACGAGGTTCTGGAAGATTCCGACGTCAACCTCGTGAACGAAATCGTCGAGCTGATCGGTGACGAAGCTCGCGTAACCGATAACGTGGAAATCATTGCAGCTATCAAGGCCGCAAAGAGTGCTCCCGTTGACTTCGAAGATCTGGACGGCATCAAGAACGCTCTGAACGTCACTCTCGGTCAGGCATTCCGTCCGACCTCCAAGATCTACACCAACGACAATGGCCTCCAGTTCCTCGACACTCTGATCGATGGCAACAACCGTCCTCTGCTCGCTCCGTCTCCGACCGAGCCCATGAAGATGGTTCTGGCTGTTGGCCCGACCACCGTTCCGATCGTGGTTCTGCCGAACGCAGATTTCCCGAACCTGGATCAGGGCATCCCGTTCATTGTCGGCGACCTGAACGAAGGTTTCATTCTGTGGGATCGTCGTCAGATCACTCTGACTCAGTCCAAGACCGCAGCGGTCGAAGGTTACAACGCTTTCGAGCAGGGCGGCATGCTGATCCGCGCTGACGAACGTGCAGACTACACCGTTCGCGACGCCGAAGCATTCGTCCTGGGCTACATCGCCGCAAACTAACCTCAACAACCTCTCCGGCGTGGTTAAGTCTACGCCGGAGATTTAATTCAAATGGGGTGATTTTATGAGCGCATTATCCGCGCAGGATGTGAAGGATTATCTCGGCATCGACTTCACGGACGATGCGACAGATCGCCTGATCGCTCGAATGCTCTCCACTGCTGACGCGTACATGAAGGGTGCTCTCGGTGTGAATTATCCCACCGATGACGAGCGCGTTCAGATGGTGTCGAAAATCATCATCTCCGATCTGTACGATCATCGAGATCTCTCCGATAAGGTGTCCGGTGCGACTCGCCGACTCGTGGACTCGATGCTCCTGCAAGTGCGACTCGAGATGAGACAGACTGAAGGTGGTACGGCATGACGTATAATCTTCCGATTCTGCTCGTTCGATTCAATGAGAGCTCCGGTGAGTGGGAGGACGTTGCTCTCCTTCACGCCCGAATCAATAAGACCGGCGGCTCCGAATATTGGGGCTCCGGTGCGTATCAGAGCAAAGCGACGCTCACATTCGAGGTGAGATATTCGCCCGTCGTCGCGTCGATCTTTTTGAATACGCAGCTCTATCGCATCCGCTACAACGGAGCGGAATACGACGTCGATGATGTGGACGACTATCTCCAGCAGCATCGCACTCTCAAGATCTCGGGGGTGGCTCGAGGTGTCTAACGTCAGCATCGACAGACTCTCAGGTGTGATCAGCACGAATCTCAACACATACTCTCGAACGATTGTCGAAGGTGTCGAAAAGGCCGCAGAAAAGACCGTGGACGAAATGGTCGCTCGAACGAAGCAACGCCCGACGACGAAACTGTCTCGCGGCAAGTATGCGCGATCCATCGCCTCCGAGGTCGGTCTGAATACGATCTCAGCAAGGTCGAGAATCTGGTATGTAAAAAAGCCACGATATCGCCTCGCTCATCTGCTCAATAACGGTCACGCCGTGAGAGGTGGCGGACGAGTCAGCGGCGACCAACATGTCACGAAAGCGACCGAAAAGGCGATTACTGATTTCGAAACTCGTGTTCGGGAGGTAGTTGAAAATGCGTCGAATTAACCTGAACGCCGAGCTAAATGCTCTCGGAATGCCGTTCAAATTGATCGGCTATGAGACCAAAGCTCCGGCATATCCCTATGGTATATATCTCGAAAACATCGACGTCTCCGGCGGCGACGATGACAGTCGTTATCGTCGCGTCGATCACGATGTGACGATCGAGGTGTATCACAAAACGGATGAGGGATTGTTTGCAGCGTGTGAGATCCTCGAGACATGGCTCGACTCTCTCCCTCTCGATTATCGTCGAGAGATGACATACATCCCCGAAGAGGATCATCTCCTCGCAAGCTATACCATGAACTATCTGACCAAGAAAAAGAAAGGATGATAATATATGGCAGCTCCTAAGAGAATTATTCTCGGCTCCGGTAAGGTTTTCGCTATGGAGTTTACCGGTACTCTGCCCGAGGACACCGTCATCGAAACTGCTGAAAATCGTCTCGGTCACGTCAAGAACGGTGCAACTCTGGAATATGCTCCCGAGTTCTACAATGCAAAGGACGATCTCGGCGAAGTACAGAAGTCCCGTCTCGTGAACGAAGATGTCAAGCTCAAGACCGGCATCATGACTCTCGACGGCAACAACATCTCCAAGCTCTCCGCGACCGCTCGTGTCACCGAGGCCGCCGGTAAGCGTACCGTCAAGATCGGCGGTGCTGGTAACGATAACGGCAAGAAATACGTCATTCGTTTCCTGCATGAAGATGAAGAGGACGGCGATATCCGCGTGACCATCGTAGGTCGCAACGAGTCCGGTTTCTCCCTGGCATTCGCCAAGGACGCCGAAACTGTTGTCGACGCCGAGTTCACTGCATTCCCGAACGACTCCGAAGGTACTCTCGTTATCTACGAGGAAGAAACTTCCGAGGACTAAAACAATCAAGAGGGTGGATTCGTCCACCCTCTTTTCAACGATAAGGAGGAAAAATCATGGCTAAGATGTTGGATTTCAGCAGGGCAAAGAAGCCCACTCTCCCGGTTAAGTTCCCCGATGAGACCATTATTCATATTTATGCACCGACGAAAGCGATGCTCGAGGAGTTTATCGAGCTCGACGTGACTCTCAAAAAGGCCGCAAACGACGATCAGGAGAGTCTCAATGAACTGTATTCTTTCGTTGCTCGCTGTATGAGCCATAATAAGCTCGGTCGAGCAATCACTCCCGAATACATCAGCGAACAGCTCGACGTCGGCGATCTCATCATTTTCGCTCGATCCTATGCTGATTTTATCGCAGAACTTAAAAACGGAAAAAACTGACGATCCCTCAGTACCCGAGTGAGGATGGAACTGAGGGGCATCAGTATCAAATAGAGACCTATTGGGAGAAACTCGTCGCAGACTATGCCGGAGTTTCTCTTTTTGATGTGCAAAACATCGACGCGATTCTATATCTCGAACTGAGACGCGATGCGTGGATCCACTCGCTCAATCAGACCGAAAGCGGTCGCGAGTATCTGTATAAAGCATGGTGTCTCGAGCAGACGAAACCGGATCGCAAAAAGCTCAAAAAGCTAAACTCAAAGGGGTGATAACATGGCAACGAGAGACCTTAAAGGTTTGACGATTGAGATCGGCGGTGACACTTCGAATCTCACGGATTCTCTGAAAAGTGTCGACAGCGAGCTCTCGAACCTTCAAAGCAATCTCCGAACCGTAAATAGTGCGCTGAAGCTCGACCCCGGCAACGTGGACGCGCTCGCTCAGAAACAGTCGCTTTTGAGCGAAGCTGTGCAGACCACGGCTCAGCGTCTCGAAGCTCTGAAAGAAGCTCAGCGGCAAGCTGACGAACAGATGGCGAACGGCGTCGAGGTAGATCAGCGAGCGTACAGAAGTCTCCAGAGTGAGATCGTTCGAGCCCAGGCAAGTCTCAATGATTATACCCGACAGCTCGGCGACATGGAGCGAGCCTCTGATGGTGCGAGCGATAGCACCGATGACCTCGCCGCAAACATGGGCGACGCAT